ACCAGATGCAGAGTATCTTTGTAGTTCATTAAGAACCCTTCTCCAATCTGGAAAGAACTTGTTCATAAGTTCTGCAACAGCTTTAGGTTCAAACTTTACGTTCTCACTATTTAGAATATCTCCAACTCTTGCAAAAAACTTAGATGCAAGTTTAGGTTTATCATCATTAGGTATGATAAAATCCACGACAGAACATCTAGAGTGCAATGGTGGTATCAATCTATTCTTATAGTTACAAGTAAGAATAAATCCACAGTTCTTATGAAATTCTTCCATGAACCCACGAAGTGCTGGTTGAGTTGATTGAGGATTTAGATAGTCTGCCTCATCAATGATTAGATATTTTCTACCACCCTCAAGTGAAACAGTTGATGCAAAGTTTTTGATTTTAGTTCTAAGTACATCAATACCAGATTCTTCAGAACCATTTATCATCATATAAGTTGCACCGATTTCATCAATCATTGCTTTTGCAACTGTAGTTTTACCTACACCAGGCCCTCCAGACAAAATTATATTTGGAATATGTCCATCAGCAACAAACTGTCCAAATGTCTTTTTTAATTCGTCTGGTAAAATACAATCATTAATCTTAGTTGGTCGATATTTCTCGACCCACAAAAAAGTTTCCATAATATAATCCTTTCAACTTAAACTTTGTAAGTTGATTCAGGCTCAAGTGCAATCCAATATTCAATATCGAAACTCTTATTCTTATAGTGACTGATATTTTTAGATGAAATCTCTACATCATAAGTACCATCAAGTAACTTCATGTTTTCTACTTTGAAGAAGAAATTAAATTCACCCTCACCATTTGTATCAACATCTAAAGAATAATTATTTGCAGTATCATTCTTTTTATCTTTTACTGTAATAGAAGAAGTACCCTCTTTTCTTTCTAGAACCATGTCTGGAGCACCGATTGCACCAGCAGCACGTTTGAGTTTAGACAAGTCATCATTACTCATAGTAAACTTGACTTCTTCAGAAGGCATAGTAATCATCTTACTAGGACTTGTAACTACAGATGGATCAGAATAGAAATACTTCATCTTAGTTGTAGGTTTTGTTTCTTCACTTATCACAACATAACTGTCATTGAAATCAAGAATAGGACTACTGAATAAAGACAATGCACCTAGAAATTCATTTAAATCATAGATTGCAATTTCTTGAGGAAAGGTTTCTTCTACCTCAGCCTTTGCAACAATGTTTTTCATTGCAGACATGGTTGCGATTGTGTTGCCTTCTTTAATCACAAGATTTTGATTAATTGTTGCAAAGTTCTTCAATACAGAAGTTGTGTTACTACTTAGTTTCATTATTTAGTTTCTCCAGTTTATTTGTGTATAATGCTATTATACCATAATGTATTACTTTTAACAAGTCTTTTCTATCCTTGCCGTTCTTCTTTCCGTATCGTTGTGCATACTTTAATATGTTACCAATACAAAAACCCTCACCATGACCACCATCAATAATAAATTCAGTTGCCTGAAACTTATTCTTACTATAGTGTTCATTATAGGTGTTATCAATATAAGTTTTTAACTCTGTTAAAGCTTTATCTTCATCATATTTGTAGTCAATTTGTTTCTTCATTATCATTTATCACTTTCTTCATAATATTAATATTTGCAGAGAAAGTTCTTCTTTCTCCATCTCCAAAAAATGGATTCACAGAATGTCTTAACCATGATGGAAACATAATCAAAGTTCCTACTTCTGGTTTAACATATTCTTCTGTGGCTGGTCTTAACATATTTACATCTCGCATACCATTAGTACCCCAAGTAAAATATGTAAATCCATCTACTGCACCACTTGAAGAATTTAATCCACCAAATTCTTCAGTAGGGTTAGGTAAACTTGCAATCTGTTCTGGAACTTTTAGATACAAAATGCAAGACAAACCAATTGGTGTTTCAGTTCCATGATCGTGTAGAGGATTATAATCACCCTCATAACTATGAACTGTCCAAGCATCATTTACTACTGCATCATAATCTTCTGTAGTAACATTCTTCATATATGTTACTGCAAGTTTTTCTAATACAGTTGAAAATGATTTTCCAACTTCGTCATTCAGATCAAATTGAATTTGTGCTGATTTTTCACAACGATTGATTTGACCAACTAACTTATCTGAAAAGTCAACTGCACCATCTAATTCTTCTTCAATGTGAGTGTTAAGTTCATCAATTGCTTCTAGAGGTATTTCAACTTTCATCATGTGAACTGCAGCCTGTGGTCGCATTACAATTGACATACCATTTTCAGATGGTGGAGGCGCTGGTTGAAATTTTGGATTGAAGATATTATCTAAAGGTAGTTCTTCTAACTTGCCTTCTTTTTCATATTCTTCATATTGTTTTCTCATTTCTATAGTTTTAGTTTTTCTATATCTTTTTTGTTTTGCCAAAAGAATAACTTCATCTTCTGAAGCATCTGGCTCAGTCTTTTTAATAATTTGTATATCTTTTGGTAGAGGTTCAGTTTTATCTAATTCTTCTTGATTGTATGTCCAAGTAAAAGTTACATCTTTTGATGGAGTTGCAACTGCACCATCTTCTAGACCACCAGGCGGTAGGTCGTATACTTTCAATCCCATAATATATCTCCTAATTCAATATAATCATTATGACATAAAGATAGGGTTTTGTCAACCCTATCTCTACTTTTATTTTACTTAATTTTAATGAGTCTAGGTTTCTTTTCCTCTGGAACAATCTGTTCTAATTCGATTGTCAAGAGTCCGTTCTCTAACTTAGCATCATTAACTACAACATCATCAGAAAGTGTAAACTTACGATTGAACTTTCTATAAGAGATTCCTCTATGTAGTGTCCACTCATCAGATTCATTATCTGTTTCTTTTACAGAACGAACTGTAAGTACACCATCTGCGACTTCTACTTCAATATCATCTTTACTGAATCCAGCAAGAGCTAGTTCAATAGTATATTTGAAGTCTTCTACCTTTTGAATATTGTAAGGTGGAAAGCCTGTAGATTGTTGTTGATGTTTAACATAATCGTTTAGACGATTAAACTGTCGCTCAAAACCTACGGCATATGGTGTTAGTTGATTAAAGTTGTCGAATAGACTAAGTGAGTTATAAGATTTGCTTACCATGTTTATCTCCTTTTAAAGCAAGATTATATTGACAACCCTTAATGGCGTTGTCTTTGTGTAGAGAGTAAACGCCAACACGCCGCTGGTACTTTCCCCATTTACCCTCTCTATTATATATAAGGATTGTAACCTTAAATTACAACCCCTATGCATAATTTTTTTTAGTGGAGTTTTTATTTAAAGACGAAAACCCACCAAAAAAATTAGTCTCGCAATTTCAGTTTTGAAGTTTAAAGAGTTGAAAACTGGGGGCAATCCTCAAAAGAACTCTATTCTTTTAGAAGAACCTAGAATTGAGGTTCTTCTTCTTTAGTTGTTTCTACTGTTGGAATTTCAGTAACTTCTTCTAATGGATTTACACCAGCATCAATCTTGGTGTATAAGTCCATGAAAGATTCTTTAGTGTCATCATCAAACCTAGCGACACACATTTCAATAGACTTCATTTTATCCTTGAAGATTGCAAAGGCTTTTACAATGTGGTCAAGTCTTCTAGTTGATATCAACTCATCAACACCACCATCATAGAAAGTCTTTCTGATAACTTCAGACCAAGTAACTAGATTGTCTGCAAAGTCTTCGTCTACAGTTCCATACTTTTTCATAGAACCTAGAACAATCTTTTTCTCTACTGAAGCAGCAGCGTATGGTTGTTCAATCGTAACTGCAAATCTCTCAAGGAAGGCCTCATTCAAAATGTTAGTTCCAATGAACCTACCATCTTCTGAACCTTTACCTTTAGTGTTAGCAGTTGCCATCACATTAAAACCATCTTTAGGAGTAATCCACTTGTTTACCTTTTTCAAGTAAACACCTTTACCCTCTAGAACTGGTTGTAAACACATTAACTTGTTAGAACCTAAGTCACACTCATCAAGTAAAAGAGTACAACCTTTTTCCATGGCTTCGATAACTGGCCCAGGAACAAACTTAGTTTCTCCATTGACCAATCTGAAACCACCAAGTAAATCGTCTTCGTCAGTTTCGATTGTGATGTTAACACGAATAAGTTCTTTATTCATATCAGCATGAACTTGTTCAATCATAAGAGTTTTACCATTACCAGACAAGCCAGTAACAAATATAGGATAGAACAAACCAGACTTTACAATCTGTTTAATATCCTTGAAGTGACCCCAAGGCACGAAACCCTCGAATACACTAGGAACTAGGTTTTGTTTTTCCATATTAGTTGCAATCAAACTCATACTCGCAGTAGTTTCTGTTGGAGTATTTATGATTGTTGATGGGGCAGACTCCCCAGGCAGTTTAAACTGATTGTAACCAATTTTCATCTGACCTAGAAACCAACCAGCAGTTGGAATACCAGCAGATTTTGAAGCGGCGACAACATCTTTCTTTTGAAGTATTGAACCAGCACCGAACATTTCAGTTGCAGAGTCAATAAACTTTTGTTTCTGTGGTGAAAATTTCATCATATATTTTTTCCTCTCAAAGTTTTCATCATCATTTTATATTTCATAGTACCATGTTTTTTGAGTGTTGTCAAGTCTAGTATCTAAGTCCTTGTTTTTACTTGACATTTTTTCATGGGAGTTTTTGGTGATTCTAAACTTTTGCGAATCACCTTTCATTTAAGCAACCATCTTAATGAAGTTATTAAGTAATGGTCTATTTGCAGTTTTACCATTTGACATTTTACCAAAGGCACGTTTTAACTGACCTTTATTATAAGTAACTCCATCTTCTAATTCAAGTTCAGTATTCATATCAAACTTGTTAGGCCCAGGCAAGATATAAGTTACATCAAAACCTTGACCTTTAGGAACAATCAAAACATTATCCTTGTTACACTTTTTAACTAAGTTATTAATCTCATTATATGACTGCACCATACTATAATCAATTACATCTCTAATATCATTATACTTGACAGCACCTTTTCTACCACCACCAGCGACAAAAAAGTTTACTACATTCATATCAGGCACTCTTTTCTTTAAGAGTGAAAGTAACATTTTAGTTTGATAATCTCTACCAAATTGACCAAATTCTTTAGAACTTGTTTTATTTCCAGTCTTAACATCAGTAAATATTTGAGTACCATGACCAATACTTTGTTGGTCATTACAAATAGAACCATTTCTATCATAGATAACAAATTTATTGTGAATAGAATTACTTGCACCATCAGTAAGAAATACTGTGTGCATTTTCTGAACTCCAGCAGATTTCTTGAACTCTGGAACTAAATCCATTGCACAGATAATTGCATCATTTAATGGAGTCGAACCAAGTGCTAATGAAGCAGGCTCATGGTAAGGATAACCATCATTTCTCCAATCTCTATAAGACCATCTATTCGCAAGTAAGTAAAGATAGAACATCATATCATTTTGTTCTTGAGTTTTCATCTTATTTGAAAAGAACTTTAACAAACTAACATTAAGAACTAAATCACCAGACTTGAACTTTTGTGCATATCCAGCAAGACTACCCATTTTTCTATTGAAGACATTTGAAAAACCATAAACCTCAAAAGGTATTTGAGTTCTGTTACAAAACCAAATGATATTGAATAACTGATTCATAGTACCAACTAAGTTATGAGCCATACTACCAGACCAATCTAGAAACAATACTAATCCATGATTTTTTGCACCAGGCAACGTAGTAACTTTTGCAAACAAGTCATCATTATATTTGTAAGTATGTAACTTACCCATATCAAGAGTTCCAGTTTTTGAAGTCATTGACCTTGCATATGCATCAGCAGATTTTTTCATCTCAAATTCTTTGACCATATAAGATACTGCTTTTTTACTATCTGATTTTGTCTTGTTAAATTCTTCTAAGACTTTATCCCAATATCTACTATCTGATTTTTTCTCATCAAGATAATGATTTTTGAAAATGTCAAGTATCTCATTAGTAGGAACTACAACTTTTTTCAAATCAACTTTTGGAATTGTTGAATAATTGTAATGACCAGCATCTTTGTCTAACATATCTTCAGAAGATTTTACAGATGCATTATCAGTTGTCGCAGTAATATTAAAATCACCATCACCACCACCTTTTGAAGCAGACTCTACTGTAACATCTTTAGTTTCTGATTTGTCATCTGAATCTTCGTCAGACTTTTCTGAACCAGCACCAGACTTTTCCTCATCAGTTTCCTCTGATTCGTCATTAGTTTCGTCAGAATCACCAGACTTTTCTTCATCTGAATTTTCTTCTGTTTCTTCTGAATCACCAGCAGAAGGTATCTTATATTCTTGGTCAGCGACATCATTTTCATCTTGGTCACTATTGTCACTCATTGGAGTTCCATCCATGTCAGGCACCATTAAATCGTCAGTATTAGGTGTTTTACCTTGACTTTCTGGGTTTTCTTCAATAAAAGCAATAAGTTCTTTTGCAAGTTCAATTACATCATCTGAAGTAATTGTTTGATTGGCTTTCTTAACCCAGACCATTTCTTCATCAGAAAATGTAACATCACTATGATGTTTATAGTGAAGATTAATTCTATCAATAAGATTGTAATTTGAAATATCTTTATCAAGTGTTTCAAAAAAGTTACTTGTAATTAACTCTTGATAACCATTATTAAAAATCTTTACTGCACCTTTATATTTAAGTTGAACAGCTTTTTCAATACGAACATCTTCTAGAACATTACAAACTGAATGTGAAATCTTTTGTTCTTTAATTTTAGTCATCATTTCTAATGGAGTCCATAAAGCATGGCCAACCTCATGTAACGTCATTAAGTCTTGAATATTTTTGGACATATCTTTCCAGATTGGAAGAGCAAGTTCCCTATTCAGAACATCAAATGTTGCAGTTGATTGTTGTTTATGAACTACATGAATATCTTCTTCAGCAAGTAATTTTGCAAGTAGTGATAAATCTTTCATGTAAAACCTCTTTCTCTATTATGTATATAGAATACCACAGAAAAAGAGTTATGTCAAGGGGTTGAAAAAACCCTTTAAAATCAATGGCTTACTATCACGATTTTACATGAAATCCATGAGTGGTGCGAATCGATTGATTCGTGATTCG